AAATCGCCCACCAAATATTCAAAGCAATCCAACAATACGAATCCCTATGAAAATCCCACCGCAAGCAACCCCAACCACCCACCTCGGAAAGCCCGCATACATATCCGGTATACGCCTAGAACATTCCCCTAAGTGGCCGTACACAGTTACAGCGTTTGAGATTATTTGCTGTGAGGGGGTGTTTTTTGAGAGAGAGCAAGCTAATTTAGAATGATTATAGCATTAAAAGACAAAACTTTTTATTAGATTTGCAGTAAATCGGGAGTAAGGAACCGTAAAACATATTATAAATCCCGTTAATCTAAGTCGTTCCTTACCGACATTTTAGCGGGTTTTAACTTTTATAAAAATGAGTAAAGATTATTTCGAGTTTCTGGAAAAGAAACGACATTCAATTGGGGACTTTGGATTTAAGGCTAATTTTATTCCAGATTGCGCTTTTGATTTCCAGTCTTTCATTATTGAAAAGGCGGTAAGAAAAGGCAGGATTGCAAACTTTGTTGATACCGGACTAGGTAAAACATTAATTCAAATTTCAATTGCCAAAAACGTAATTCAACACACAAACAAAAGAGTTTTGATTCTTACGCCATTGGCCGTTGGATTTCAGTTTATCAAAGAGGCTTTCGATCGCGATATTACAGACGATATCGAAATTACAAAAGATGGTAAATTCACAAAGAAAATTGTCATTTGCAATTACGAAAGATTACACTACCTGAACGAAAAGGATTTCGAGTGTGTGATATTGGATGAAAGTTCCATACTGAAAAACTACGACGGTAAGATTAAAAACCAAATCACATCGTTCATTAAGAAAATACCGTACCGATACCTTGCAACAGCAACTCCATCACCAAACGATTTTATTGAACTTGGCACAAGTAGCGAAGCGTTGGGCTACATGGGCTACATGGATATGATTGGAAAGTTCTTTAAAAACAATCAAAACAGCGTTTCATCAAGTAGTAACAGAAATGTAGGCGAAAAGTTCTACTTAAAACCTCACGCAGAAAAGGCGTTTTTCGCTTGGGTTAATCAGTGGTCGATAATGTGTAAAATGCCTAGCGATTTAGGTTTCTCTGATGAAAAATACATACTTCCAAAACTAACCACAAACAAGCACGTTGTAAAAAACAATTCGTTAATAGACCTAAACGGGCAGGTATTGATGTTTACGCCAATTGCTAAGTCTATGCCGGAAATACTTAACGAGCAAAAACAAACAATTTTTGAAAGGTGCGAAAAAGCAATTTCACTCGCCAACGGTAAAACTTCTGTTTATTGGGTTAACAGGAACGAGGAAAGTACTTACATAAAACAAAATGATAATAGCGCCGTTGAAATAATTGGATCCCAATCTATTGATAAAAAAGAAGAAATCCTTTTAGCCTTTTCAAATGGAGAAATAACCAGACTTATCACCAAAGCAAAAATGACATCGTTTGGTCTTAATTGGCAGCACTGTAATCATTGCACCGTGTTTCCTACATTCAGTTATGAACAGTGGTACCAACTTATAAGGCGTTTTTGGAGGTTTGGACAGCAAAACGATGTTACGGTTGATGCTGTTATATCCGACGGACAAACAAGGGTTATGGAGGCAATCGAACAAAAAACAAACAAAGCCATTGCCCTGCACGAAAACCTTATTAAAAACGTCAATAAGGGATTTGTAAACGAAGTAAAAGAATTTAACAAAGAAATCATTAAACCATCATTTTTATGAAAACCGAAAATAAAGTAAAAGACCAACTACACAAAGAAAATTATAGCCTTTACAACAGTGATTGTATGCTGGTATTGCCAACACTTGAAAAGGAAAGTATCGACTTAGTGATTTATAGCCCTCCGTTCGCTGGATTGTACAATTATTCCAGTTCCGAAAATGACTTTTCAAATTGCGAAAGCAAAGAACAGTTTTTAGATCAATACGATTTTTTGGTAAAAGAACTTTCACGAGTTACAAAACCAGGGCGAATAAACGCGGTTCACTGTACTGACGTTTTCGACAACACTTGCCGACTTTGGGATTTTCCAAACGAAATTATCAGGATTCATCAAAAGTACGGATTCGAGTACAGGAACCGAATCACAATTTGGAAAGAGCCGTTAAAGGTCAGGATGCGTACAATGGTTCAAAGCCTTATGCATAAATTCATCATGGAGGATTCTACAAAATGCTTTACAGCCATGCCTGACTACGTTTTGATTTTCACTAAAAAAGGCGAAAACAAAGTACCTGTTACGCATCCATACGGAATAAATCATTACGCCGGCGAAATCCCAATTTTACCAAATATACTAAGGGCTTGGAACAATGCAAACGGAAGTAATCTAAACGAGGAACAACTTTGGGAACACCTGCAAAATATCAACGAGGACGACAAAGTCACAAAATTGAACCATTACATTTGGCAGCGGTACGCCTCAAGCGTTTGGGACGATATTAGGATTGATAACGTTTTGCCATTCAAAGACGCAAGGCACCCTGACGATGAGAAACACGTACACGCTTTACAGCTAGACGTTATCGATAGAATTGTGGAATTATACTCAAATCCAAATGAAGTAGTTTTAACTCCGTTCATGGGCGTTGGTAGTGAAGTGTTTTCTCCGGTATCGATGGGGCGTAAAGCTATTGGAATTGAATTGAAAGATTCTTATTACAGGCAAAGTATCGAAAACATGAAAGATACCGGAAAGCGATTCAAAGCGTTTGTAAAACAAGATAAACTTTTCTAAATGCAAAAGAAACTTGCAAAGATATTTGTATTGGTGGATTTACTGGTTCAGGAAATTGACGAGCCAGTAATGACACCTACAAAGCAGACCAAACAAATACAGGATAAAGCGCGTGAATTACAGGCGTTACTGGAGCCGGTGCTGTCAAAGTTTTACGACAACCAATTGGTTAAGAAATCCACATTTTTCATAACTATGCAAAACAAGTTCAATTACATTTTCAATAAAGAGTATAAGTAAACTTGCACAGTAAAAAAATTATTGTAATTTTGGGGTTATGGCTAGACCAAGCGAATATGATTTTGAAAAGTGTAAAGCAATTTGTGAAGAGGTTGCAGAAGGCTTTAATATCAAGACAGTTCTTAAGTCAAAAGAAGAGTACCCAGACTTTTCTACTTGGTGTCGTTGGAAGCGTGAAAATGAGGAATTACGCAACCTGTATGTAAACTCGATGCAGGATAAGTCGGAAAGCGTAATTGAAGAAATTGACCACGTTTACGATTTGCTTAAGAGTGGAGCTATTGAACCATCAGCAGCAAATGTATTGATCCAAACTAACAAATGGCTAGCCGCTAAGTTTTATCCTAAGATGTTTGGGGATAAGGTCGATTTAACCACAGGAGGCGAAAAGCTACCAACCAACACTACCAACCTTGCTATTACTTTGCCTAACGGTAAAACCATCGATGACTTTAAAGTTGACTAATGGAATATGGCATAACACCGGTATTCTATAAGAACTACCAAGCGATGAAAGCCAAGGATGAAAATGGCAATCGCAAATACAAATACATAATCAACACAGGTAGTTCCAGGAGTTCAAAGACTTGGAGCATTATGGAGCTATTGCACCGCATTTGCGAGAACAACGAAAACTTCAGGGTAACAGCTTGGCGCGATACGAAAAAGGACGTTAAAGACACCGTTTGGAAAGACTTTCAAAAGATGCTACTGGTTAGCAATCGTATGGTTTATGCCAACCGGAACAAAACCGAATCATTCTATGCATATCCCGAATTAAACAGCGTGTTTGAAACGCATGGCGCAGATGATGAAGAAAAGGTGCATGGCCTCACCCAAGATGTTAGCTGGCTAAACGAGCCATACAAAATCAGCGAGGACACTTTCGACCAGATTGACCAGCGATCGGACTTGATGTTTATCGATTGGAACCCGAAAAAATCACATTGGATTGAAAAGGTTAGCAAGCGCGACAATGCAATTGTAATTCATTCCACTTTCAAAGACAACCCTTTTTGTCCTGAGCAGCAGCGAATCAAAATTGAAAGCTACGAGCCGACCGAGTATAATATTGCGCAAGGTACAGCCAACCCATTTAAATGGTCGGTTTACGGATTAGGAATGAAATCGGAAGTTGAGGGCAGGATTTACACTTGGCAGGAAATCCCATACGTTGACTATTTGCGAATCGAAAAAGAGGTTTACTATGGATGTGACTGGGGCATGGTGGATCCGTTTGGACTGGTGGAGGTAAAATACCACGACGGCAATCTTTACGTTCACGAAATGAACTACGAGAGCGAAAATGAACTACGCTCGAAAATGACGCAAACAGAACTCCATCAAATCAATTCGGCTCAAGAGGAAGGATTGGTGCCGTGGTTGTTCCAAAAACTAAACGTTAAGAAGCAAAAGATTATAGTTTGTGATAATAACCGCCCAACAAAGATAACGGCATTGCGTCGCGCAGGTTGGGAATATGCGGTTGCTGTTGGTGGCAAATCAAAGCTACTTGACCTGAAATCTACAACGACTGCAAAGGTACTCGACACGGTGACCAACGCTGGGACGCGTATTCAACGCGGGGTTGCTAACACAGGCGGCACAAACATGAACGTAACGGTTCAGGTCAACATTACCAAGATTTCAGGAACCGTTGGAGGGACTGTTACTTGCCAGGGGTCTTTGGATGGTACGAACTTCGTGACTATTGGCAGCGCGGCAACCGCTACCGATGTAGCCAGCCAATCGTTCTCATTCCTTGTGAAGCCTACCGATTACCCATACTACCAAATCAAATACGTTGGGACGGGAACAATGGCCGCTTCATTCAATACGAAATTGTATTACAGGCCTGTGAATTGATTTGAATTGGTTTTTTAGTTGGTAAGCCCTTGCGTGAGTGAGGGTTTTTTTATATATTTACGTCATGGAAAAATCAATAGATGGGTATGGTGTGAAGTATTTTGCATCTACAAATGGGCATATTAAAAACTCAAAAGGTAGAGTTTTAAAAACATGGAGTTCTAGCGGTCACTTACAAGTAGAACTTTATTTAAACGGAATTGGTAAAAAACACTACGTACATAGATTAATAGCGTCAACGTTTCTTGGTTCAGATAATGAAGGAAAAGTTGTAAATCACAAAAACGGAAATAAATCAGACAACAGAATAGAAAACCTTGAGTGGTGTACTCAAAAAGAAAACGTAATGCATTATGTAGAAATGTACGACCAAAGATATGTTTCTAAAGTC